AACTTTGCTTTCGACAACTACACTTTCAGGATCCTCAACGTCAATAAGTGTTTCAGCTAGCACATACACAGATTTATTTATTTTGGTTCGAAACGTTTATACAAGTGCAACATGTGAAGTTAGATTGCGACTGAATAGCGATACCGGATCTAATTACAACCAAAACCGAATCGGTGCCGAAAACACTTCTTTATTTGCTTCAAATTCTCAGCTAGCAACTTCATTTTATGCAACCGCTGGAAACACATTTACGACATTGCGACAGAAATCAAATTGTGAGATGACCGTTTATCAATTAAATGACGGTGCGGACAATCTTGTGACCTGGACAGCGAACGGCGATGATGGAGTAGGTTATACAATTGCACAAGGCATTGGTACTTATGATGCTTCGGCCGCAATAACAAATGTCACCCTTTTTACTTCCACCGGCACATTCAGCGGTGGCACCGTCTATATCTATGGAGTCAAATAATGCCAAATCCAATCATCAGAATTCATGACACAGAAACCAATGAAATCGTAGATCGTGAGATGACCGCTGAGGAGTTGGCTCAGTATGAATTAGATCAAGCTCAGTCTGCAGCCGAAGCAGCCGAAATAGCTGCAAAGAAAGCAGCTAAAGAAGCTGTTATGTCTAAACTGGGTTTAACTGCTGAGGAATTGGCGGCACTCACAGCATGAGTTACCCAGTAGGCTCAGCGCCACACGCCATCGAAATCGCAAAAGCCGAAGTTGGCTATGTGGAAACACCCGACAACATCACCAAATACGGTGAAGCGATGAAAGCCCAAGGACTACCTTGGTGTGGTTCATTTTGTAACTGGGTATTAAAAGAAGCTGGTGTCAAGGTTCATTCAGTGGTGAGCACAGTCAAAGGCGCTTCCGTGTTTCAGGATTCAGGCCGTTGGTCTCAGACTCCAAAGCTAGGCGATTTGGCATTTATGGACTTCCCAAATGATTCAGTAGATCGCATCTCTCACGTTGGCTTGGTTGTAGGCATCAAGGGCAACACAGTCGTGACCATCGAGGGCAATACATCCGGTAGCGGCTCTCAACGCAATGGCGGCATGGTCATGGTTAAGGAAAGAACAATCGGCAAAGAAGTGGTGGGCTTTGGCTCTCCAAAGTACGTCCCATATAAGGGCGAATTTCCAACAGTCGATGTAGTAACTGAAGCACACCCAGCAAAAGGGAAGAAGGTAAAGAAATGAACTATCAGGCAATCGGTAAGTCACTAGCTGAGGTTTTCATTGGCGCTTGCATCGCGCAGGTATCTGCCGGCGAGACTGATCCAATGCTCATTGTCCGTGCCGGTCTCGGTGCGGTCGTTGTCGTGATTGGGCGCTACGTCAATCCTAAGGACACAGCTTTTGGGGTCAAGGGGAAGTGACTCTGAAATGGCTCAGGTTGGCAGCGCTCTTGATGGGTCTTGGTGCGCTGTCATCCTGTGGTCAATACCAGGGATGGACTCGCTATGAGTGCCAACTCTATGAAAACTGGAAGAAGCCTGAGTGCAATCCGCCGCAATGTAAGGTTCAAGGAGTCTGCACTGCGGACATTATTGGAGAAGAAGCAAGTGGCTCGAACACCTAGACACCAAACCCGCCTGAGCAATGAGCAGCTGAAAGCAAGGCTCATCGTATTCATTGGCGTGAGCTTGTCGCTTGTCTTTGCCGTATCAGTCATGGGCATGCTCTACGCGCTCATCTTTGTAACTCAGCCGATTGGCGCACAAGCGCCCAACGATCGCGCTTTTATTGACCTTCTAACCACGCTCACAGTCTTTCTAACAGGCGCACTGGGCTCGGTACTAGCATCCAACGGGCTCAAAGACAAGCCCAAAACTGGGGAAGACACGCCGAAATAGGTTTGCCATTTTGGGCAATCTCCGTCACTCTTAATCCATCAGCTCACAAGAGCTGTTAGATCGGGAGAATCTAAAATGACAATACTGCAAATCATTCTGTTCATTGGCGCAATGCTCATGTACTACATTGGCTACCAAAACGGGAAGGTAGATGGCCGCCGTGAAGGCATCGCCGTTGGCTACCGCCGTGGGATGGCAGTGAAGGCAGCTGAGCATGCCAATCGTTAAAGCTAAATCAGGCGTTTATTGCGACACTTGCAAAGACCGCTGGGGCTACGTCAAGGGCGATGATGGTCGCTCTGTACCTCATCCAAAAGGCCAGCGCCAGGCTTACTCAACAATCATCAGCGAGACTCATTACGGCAAAGAGCCGGTGATCCGTAATCTCTGCTACCCATGCATGGACGATTCATCACGTTGGCATGACGGCACTATTTGGACACTAGCTGACCAAATCCAATACGCAAAAGACAATCGAAACGGCCAACAACTAAGAATCGGGAGCATGACAAATGGAGCAATTTGAAAAGGATTATCGGTCACAATGTACCGTGTGCGGCGATCGCAATTTTTACAAAGTAAAGGCATGGATAAACGATTTAACTACTTACACATTAATAGGCCAGACTTATTTATCTGCAAATCAGGTTAAATATATATTTGAACAAATTGAGGATGAAGAAGTCACCGAATGCAAATGTGAATGCGAATTGTGCGGTCATTGTGATTCAAAGGAGAATGAATAATGGCATTTGATTTGAAGAATTATGAGGATGTGCAAAGTAGGGTTAAGCGCTGGCAAGAGGCTTACCCAATGGGTCGCATTACGACCACGATCGTGGAATTTAACGCTGAGAAGGGTTATGTACTTGTCAAAGCTGAGTGCTACCGCGATGACGTGATAGAGCTGCCAGCCGGTGTTGATTACGCTTTCGGTAACGTGGCGTTTTACCCAACCCACATGAAGCGATTCTTTATCGAAGATACAGCCACATCAGCTGTGGGTCGAGCAATCAGCTTGGTGCTACCAACTGAATTTAAGCCAACCCAGCAGGACATGGCAAAGGTCGAACGGACAGCGCCAAAGCCAGTTGATACCACTGACTATTGGGCAGTTGAAGCATCAGATACCGAAACCATCGGCACGGCTGTGGAGCAGTTGCAGGAGCAGCTAGGCGGTGAGGTACTGAGCGAGTCACCATTATGCGGACATGGCCACATGCTACGCCGCGAATCTAAGGCCGATGCACCTAAAGAATGGGCTGGTTATTTCTGCTCTGAAAAGACCAAAGCAAAGCAATGCCCACCAATTTGGATGATTCGCAGCGCTACTACCGGAGCTTGGAGATTACCGTAATGGGATACGTCGAGATGTATAAGAACGGCTACATGGTACGCATGGAAGGCGGCGAATTTGTTATGGAATCAAAGTCATTCATTTGCGATAACTGCGAGACACAGCAACCGGAGTTTGGATCAGAAATCGTGGCGGCCGATGGGCTCCAATTGATTCAATTCTGCTCTGATTGCGCTCACCTGACTATCGAGCAAAAGCGCCAGCGCGTTGCCTATCTAAAGGATAAAAAATGACTCACGATGAATTGTTGTATGCATTAGATAAAAACTTGGTTATGACTGGTGCTTTCATGGCTACGCATGAGGCAACTTCAAATCTCTACCGCAAAGGGCTTATTGCCGTGGTGGAATTACATGGGGACGATCATGGAATGTGCATGACGTGTGACATGGAGAATTACCCTTGCGCAACTATTCAAGCTCTTGAAAAGGAGTTGTTGTGATTGTGCAGCTGACACAGCAGGAGCAGGTGCAAATTACCTCAGCAGGCCTACAGAGGGCAATTAACTACCTTCCACAATGGCTAGGGCAAACCGAGAAGCGTAACTATCAACATGACCGTGAGGGTTTGAACTTCGCTGAATTTGTGGTGCAGCAATCCCAGGCGCTCGCAGCTGAGGTGGCAGTCTCAAAGTACTTTCGGAAGCCGATTGACCTGGCAAACCTGAATTACAAGAACTCAGCTGACGTGGGCAATAACATCGAGGTCAAATGGACTAAGTGGCTAGACGGATCATTGATTCTGACTGAACTAGACCGGAAAGAGGATATTGCCATCCTTGTAACCGGATCCATGCCAAAGATGAAGGTGTGTGGATGGATTCCAATAGTCATGGCGAAGCGCAATAAACAACAGCGATCTGATGGCTCTTGGTGGATTGCACAGCATGATCTTCACCCAATGGCTGATTTCCATAGGAGCATTTATGCAAACAATTAAGTACCAATGCCGGCCTGAAAAGAAGCTGACAAATCACACAATCGTTGAAAACGAATGGAAACTGCCGGAATATGTAGTTTGCCTACAATGCCAATCATGTGGCGTTATGGGCATCGCAATGCTGGATAAGGAGACTGCCTACAATGCCGAAATATGATTTCAAGTGCCAAATGTGTAACGCCACAGCTGAAATCTCAGTGCCAATTATTGATGATCCGGTACCAGCGATGTGTTGCGGCATGCCAATGCAACGTGACTTTACGGCACCTGGAGTGATCTTCAAAGGCACAGGATGGGGTAAGGACAAATGATTGATGATGATGATTTTACACATTCTGATGTGATGAGTGAATGTACCTTGTGCGAATCAGGCGTTTATCAATATGTGCAGGTTCATTACGAAAAAACCGGGGTAGTGATCTATTGCCGGCGATGCTGGATTGAAATATGCGGGGGCAAGCCAAATGACAAATAAGGCTCTGACCAGCACTTTTACATCTTCGCTTGACATGTATTTGACAAAGGGATTACGCTCTAATCGCTCCCAGCGAGCGCCGAAGGCTGGTAGCTCGCGGGGGCGCTTGGTGCTTTGGGGAGTGCTATGTATTCAGGCGGTTAGCCTTCATAGCGCGGAAGCTAAAACAGTCTCTACAACTGACATGTACAAGCTATATGCACATTCAAGAATTGTGAATGATAAGCAATATCAATGCTTTGTGAAGATAATCAATAAAGAGAATAGATCGTGGGACATTAAGGCTCGCAATGGATCACATTACGGATTAGGTCAAATGCGCTCTATCCATTACTCAAAGCTAGATGGATTCAGGCAGATAGATGCAACGCTGAAATACATTGGCAATCGATACGGTTCAGTATGCAAAGCATGGGAACACCACACGAAACGGAACTATTACTGATGAGCAGTCTCAAGGACAATGGAAGCACAAGCGAATGGCGCAAGATTCGAAAGCGCATATTGGAACGCGATGCCTACACTTGTGGATGGTGTGGTCAAGAAGCCAACACGGTGGATCACATAGTCGAACGCAGTCAAGGTGGTTCAGACCATGAGGACAACCTCATTGCAGCTTGTAATCGATGCAACTTCGGTCGTGTAGGGCGTAAAGCGCTTAATGGTGGGTTTTTTAATACACCGAGAACACCCCTGACTCTCCCTGGGGGATTTATCCCCGAAAACGGGTCAATA